AGTAGAAGCATCATTCAAGTATTTCCAATCAGTTTTGTAGAAATCATAGGATCCTCTACGGAAACCAGAGAAACCTAAGTTCAACGCCATTTCTGCTGAGTTCTCAAACAAACCGTAAGCAACACCGCCAGCAGCTCCAGAAGACAATGCAGCAAGCATATCATCAAAATCAAGAGATGTTTGACGGTTCAAGAACAACATATTCTCTTCGATAGCTCCTTGAGTATCTAAGTTTTTCAAGATTAAGTCAAATTCAGCTAACCCACCAGCGGCTGTAAAGTTATTTTGAACGTTACCTCTGCTTTGAACAGCAGCAAATAAACCTTCAGTACCTTTTTTACCAGCTGCAGTAGCGGCTAAAGATCCAGCAGCAGCTAATTCACCCTCAACAACAGCCATTTCAAGATAATCTTCAAAACGTAATCTTGTTTCAGATTCAGCTTTCAAATACCAGTAGTACCCAGAAGCACCTTCTTCAGTAGCAATCTCAACCCACCCAATTTGAGCGGTATCAGACCCATTAACTACATATTTATTACGAATAATAACAGGCGAATTAGAGAACTGAGTGAATGATGGAGTAATGCTTTGGTAACCATCATCTGATAAAGTAGAACCTTTAGCATATTCAGAACCATAAACAAATATTTTTACTACATCACCAGCTGTAAAGTATCCTGCAGCAACCAAAGAAGCTGTAGTATAAGGAGCTACATCAACACTTGTTGTACTTGGAGTTGGTTTAGAAGTAATAATTGCTTTTAATTCTACACCAGTTGTAGGATTTAAAATAACAATTGTTTGATTAATAGAAAGTACGTTAGCTACGTAATCAGATGGATTAGCTGGAGTAAGATTAACCGGGATGGTAATAGTATTAGCATCATTAATAGTAACGCCATTGTAAGCAACGTGTAATCTGTTTTGTTCAGACCAGATAACTTGGTCAGATGTCATTGGCATTTCAGCGCCTACCATACGTAAGAATCCAGAAAGAGTTCTGTTTCCGTAACGCTCTACTTCTTGTTCGTAGATTTCAGGTAAATATTGTTGTGCAAAAGAAGAAAACTCAGGATTACTTGGATCCGTAAAGTTTAAGTAATTTGTATCTAATGCTTGTTGTTTTTGAGAAGGTTTAATACTCCCAAATGATGGTGTAAGTGCCATAATTTTTAATTTTTAATTTTTAATATTTTTTTTGAATTCTAAGTTTTGAGGTATCCACCCCGTTTATTGCTCTTACTTTAAATCCACCAATATTCAAATTGCCAGCGTTTTGTCTAGGCTCAGTTGAAATATTGTTTGATTTCGCGACCACTTCTTTTAACGCGTCGGCTTTACCCTGCTCGTAAAAATGTTTAGCCAAAGAGTCGGCGTTATCTGCTGCGTAAATTGCTTTATGATAACCTTTAACATCTGCTACTTGACCATCTTTATCTAAGAACTTCTTAATTAGGTTAGTAATGTTTGATTGTTTATCAGCAATTGCTTCTGGATTAGTAACCCTATATCTAAAACTTTTTTCCCCTAAATTGAAATCAAAACCTTTGAAATCTTGAGAGAAAAATTGTTTAGTGTTGTTTTTAAATCCTTCGTGTTGTTGTTCAACAGACTCTTGCTCTTTATTGTATCGATTAAAAAAATCCATTGCTTTTTGTTGATCCTTGTTTACTGACGGTCTCAACTTGATCTCGTCATAGTATTTACTTTTTGTATCTTCCAAAAATGCTCTGGCTTTATTAACTTCTTCCTTAAAAGCAAGCTTTTTTCTTTTTATATCTCTATCATCGTCTAGGTCTTCATCATAGCTAAAATTTTCTTCCATTATAAATTGGATTTCTTCAGCGTCTAAATGTGGCCTAGATTTTCTATAGTATTCTCTTAATAAAATATCTGGCGATGCAGATGAGTAATCTGCATTTAGGCGAACGTAGTCTTCTACTGTCCCCCCTGTTTCTTCCATAAACGTAACTAACTTTTCGATGTTTTCCGGAAGTGCTCTACCGCTATTTTTCTCAGCAGCAATCGCATTTGTTGTTTCCTCAATTAAAGTATTTACTTGAGTTTGTACTTCAACGTTTGGAATTTCAGTAATAACGTTTGTTACTTCTTGGTCTTGGATAGGACTTTCATTGGTAACGATTTTATTGATTTCGTTTCCTTCACCCACTTCTTGCAATCCCACTTCGGGTTGTTTTGGCTCCAACACGCTTTCATCTGTTCCCTGCTTTTGAATGGCATTTTCTTGCGGTTTATTTGTTAGGTCTACTTTTGTTACTTCTTGTTTTGCAGTGGCAACAGTGGCTGCTTTATTTTCCACATTTAACTTTTTCATTGCAGGTTTTCTTTTTTGCAATTTAAAAGTTCCTTCTTGTTTTACATTTTCTGACATAATATAATATTATAAAATTGGTTATTATTGTTTATCCAAATAAACCCGTGCCTAGTCCGCTTAAGTTATCAAAATCTGATTCAAAATCTTTTGGCGCGGAATCGTTTTTCTTTTGGTCTATTAATTGACTTTGTTGTGTGCCTTGCATTTTTGTTCTAGCATCTTTCCTATACTCTATCGCCTTAATCTTTTGATTTTGTGATTCGGCGTCAATAGTAGCTAACCGCATTTTAAAGTCAAACTCCATAGTCATAAGTTGCTGTTTAACGGCTAACTCTTCTTGTAGTCTTTGAATTTCAAGGTTTGATTTAGCCTGCTCAATTTGTATTTGTGTTTGCGCTAACGCTTGTTGTTTTTGCACCTCAGCCATTGCTGCGTCTTGAGAAGCTTGAGAGTTGAGTTGCGATTGCTGCTGCATCATTGCTTGTTGCTGTTGTTGCATCTCCTGAGCTTTCTTTTTGCGTCTATACTTTAATGATTGATTAGCTAACTTTAAATTTTTAATCTGTCGTAAGTCAATTGCGTCCTCTAAGTCTATTCCACCTTGTTGCAACGCCACTTGAATATTTTGTTCTAATTGGGCTTTCTCTTCTTCTTCTGGTTCTAATTCTAGGAATATACCAAAGTCGTGCAAATTAAGTTGTTCTAGTTCTCTTAATGTTTCAACATTGAATACTGATATACTTTGTTTTAATGATTGCGCAGTTAAAGGAAATTTTAACGCATCTGCAACTCTTAATGATATATTTTCACAAAACCTTAATGTAAGGAATTGACTTGCTTGGTTTATATGTTTTGTTGCGGTATTAGATGCATTCGCAGCCATCTTTTGTAAGCCAACTAAGGAATCAGCATCTGGCATACTTCCATCCCTCGCTTCATTAAGTCCTGTTACATCTCTTATCATTTGTAAATAATACTGATATGTAGCGATTAATGATTGTATCTTTGCGCCACCAGACGATGTTTGCAATTCTTGAATTGGTACTTTGCCTGGATTACCCATGCCATCTTGAGTCATGGACCTACCAACAATACTACCGGTTTGGAAATACATATTTAAAGCTTCCGCGGCATTATAATTTGTGCCATTGCCTAGATCAACCTCAGATAAACCGTCAACATCGACAAAAACTCCATCAGGAACCATTCTTGATAGTACCTGTTGCAATTTTAAATGCGTTAGTTGAATCATATCTGCAAACCCAGTAATTCTACCAACCGTAGATTCTATAACTCCTTTGTACATTCTCGGAGCACATACTACATAATTCATTTCTACCTTGGTAGTATCCGCATAAGGTCTTGTCATATTTTCAGACAATTCCCATTTTAGCATTTTTTTATGTCCTAATATTTTTGCTCCGGTATACAATACTTCTATAGACCTTGATATAGTTGTAAAGTTATCATTAGCGGGAGGGTTAAACGTGTCTGGTTTTTGCAAAGCCTTCTCAAGCCCTGTATCTGTTTGTTTGATTTTAAATACCTGCGTTGTGTAAGTCTTATACTCAAAGTATAATACCTGTACGTTGGATCCTTTATAGTCTTGACCGTTCCAATTGTTCAAATAATTACGATCACCAGGATATTTTTCGATTTCCAATAACTCTTCATCCGTTAGGTTAGGAAATTCTTTTTTAAGTTCTTCTAAACTAATAGACTTAGCTTCTCCAATATAATATAGATCTTCAAAGTTCGGGTCTTCTGTATAAGAATATACCAAATTAGCTGGATCAACATATTCTACTTTAATACCTTCAGCTTTATTAAAATTTGTTTTTCCGGACGCAATGCCAATGGTAACTAAATCATAATTGAGTCTTCGACTAAGTAACTCATATTTGTTTCTATCTAATACAGCGTTTATTACTTCTTCTTCAGCAATCTCAACAGATTCTTTATAATTCAATTGCAACCTAAGTTGTAGTTCATCATCATCTTGCGGAAGAGAGTTTGGGTCGGGTGTACTAAATAAATTAACACCATATTGTTCTTTAACTTGAGAAAAGTATGCTTTATTTTGCATATCCTTTATCATATTAGAAGCATAAGTAGTTTTCTTATTTATAGACTCTGGGTCTTGTGCGTAAGCATTAATTTCAAACTGTTTATCTGAAATGCCATTCACCATAATATCAACAAACTTTGGTATTACAGGTACTATTTTCCAATCTAAATTCAAATAAGATAAATCACCATTAATTGATAATTCATCTTTATACTTTGCTATAGATTGTTCACCTCTTGCGTATAACCTTAATGAATTAAATTTATTCCAATTTGATCCCCATCTATTGCCAGCGCCATACCCAGATTTATTACCTGAAAACCATTCATTTTCAATAGCTCTTCCAACGGCTTCGCCGTATTCTAAACTTTGTTTTACTTCGTCAGATACAACCTGACTTGGAAAAGAACTATTAGTATTAGTATAAATCATTTATTTTATTATTTGTGAATTATCTCCTGAATTGTTATATTTTTTAAAGTTTAGAGGGGTTTTATCCTTCATAAATACGGCTGTTGGTGTATACAAGTGTCTATTACAGGCCATAATGGCTAACCCGGAACTTATCGATGCGTCATGCTTTGTTCTGTTATTTATGTCAAACTTAGCCCAATCATTTAATGTGTTTTGAAAATACATTGTGCCATACGTTTCGCCGTTATAACCAATGTGTCTATCAATATGAGATTCTATAGCTGATGCGTGTGCTTGTTTTATATCCTCACTTGAGTTTGGTAAACCGCCAATTTCTTTTTCACTTACTGATAAATTATTCCAAACCTTATCAGGCCTGTTCATAGAAAATCCTCTGTAGCCTCTTCTTTTAAAATGAAATAGCAATCTAGGTTTATTATTTTCTGCTAATATCGGCATGCCATAAAATACGCAAGCCATTAATACATCTTCAAAAAATATCTCAGCAGTCTGAGGTCTGGCAATATATTCTAAAAAGAAATGATTAGGCGGAACATCTTCCATTGAAAACTTTGTTAATCCGTGCAATGCACCATTAGACCCTTTTCCATCAACTGTTCCGGATATATCATAACTGTCACAGCCAAAAGCTCCGCAATGTTCATTGCCGGGAAATCGTATTCCATCCTTTATTATTACGCGGTTTTGCAAGTGTTTAGGCGGAACCCAAGATATTAAAAATCTACCGTCTTTATTTGGGTAAAAATCTACAGTTGTATCTTGTATTCCATTTGCCCACTGAAAGCTTCCCCTTGTTAGTACATTGGTATTTTTTAAATCCGCATTGTAATCAATCTGCTCGTATATCTTAGTAAGGTTAAATAAAGATTGTTTTGCTTCGTCTCTAAACGCGTGTTGTTCTGTTCTGGGAAATTGTCTATAGTATTCATTTAATCCGTCTGGATCTGATTTTAAACCATCAACCTCATTTTGCCAATGCTCAATAACACCATATTCAATCCAATTCTTATCAACCCCTAATATGGGTTTAGCAGGCGTATCAAATACAGGTATACCATAAATATCAATAAACCCTTCATATGACCATTCCATTGGTATAAATAAACTATATAGACCTGAGCTAGTTTGACCGTTTAGGTTTCGTTTATTTACATTAGAATTATAGTATAATGTCATAAAGTTATCTCCTCCTTTGTTAAGTGCATTTGAAGTTGAACCCATCATGCACTTGCCAATAATCCTGCTCCCTAGTCTCAAACAAGTTTTTGTAACCCTCCAGTTATTTAATATATTATCCGGTTTCTCCCATTTTCCGCTTTCATCATGCGCTAACATCTTAAGTTTTTCACCATCATAGGAGTTGTCTCCTGTATTTTTCCAATCAATGGTTGTATCAAGCCCCTCTAGTTCTTGCAGTTTTTCATTACTGTCTAATTTCTTTCTAGTAAATTTGGAAGCCGGAATACGATATGCAATCTCCGTTTTAGGTCGATCCATACCGTCTTGGATTGGTTTGAAAAAGAAAGGATAGTTAACAGATATAGGTACAACTTTGTCTGTAAACATTTTTTTAGCGTCCGCTCCTGACTTAGATAAAATTCCAAATCGAGCATCGCTAGATATTGTAGCTTGGTTAACAAGCTCCGCTGAAGACATAAATGAAAATCCAGAACGTCTATTTTTTAAATAACACATACCATATGATCTTTCATCTGCCTTGCAAGCCTCCCAAAATATAAAGAATAACCTATTCGATTCTCTAAAGTCAGCTGCTCCAACGTCTATCTTGCTCCATTGCAAGTACATATAGTGCGTGCCCGTTATATAAGTAGGTTTCCCGTTATTGTAGAATGAGAATCCCTCTTCTCTGTATTTGAATTCATTGTCGATGTAATCATACCACCTCTCTTTAAAATGGTCTGGTCTATCATTCCAATCAAATACACTATTTATTTTACTTAATTCTTTTGGATATTCTAATTGTTCCCAAAATTGTTCTTCTTTAACATTTGATCTTTTATAAGAATTTTCAATTAATGGTAGTGCTACTTTTAAACCTTGGATTTCAAGTATTTCACCAATCTTTCCAGTTTTGCTAATAACAACCATATCATGGTCTTTATTATACCCATACTTCCATTTTTTAAGACGATTACTTTGTTTAACCACACTAGGTTTAACATAATCGTTTATTACTTTATATAAAGACTGCTCGTACATTACTTAGATCTCCCTTCTGCAAAACCTTTAAATTGTTTTATTTCTGAGTCTATAGGTTTGTCCTCAAGCAATTCAGCTTCTAAATTAATGCGGTTCAAGATTTCAAATGCATCGAATATTGCTAACTTTTTTGTAGCGGCCGCGTTCTTTAATTTGTCGGCACTTAAATCGTCGTCTCCGTTATTTAAGATTGCTTCTTCAGCAACCTTTATTAACTCAAGTACTGCCTTATGTCCAGCGGCTATTATACTCTGTTTCGTTTCC